CAAGGCGGTGAACGGTGCGCCTTTGCTGGGCCTTTCATCGACACAGAAACGGTTGCCGGACGCGTAAAAAACACGATTGTCCGTCAGCTTGCCATGGACAGTGTTGCTGACTGAACCCCAGCCGGCACTGTAACCGGCTTTCGGGCGTACGCCGTAGGACATTGGGCCTGAGCGGGATACCTCATGGATGCCGCTGATCGCCGCTGCAAAATAGCCCACAGAGCCTTGTGTAGTGGTGGCCACGCCCATTGCTTCTGTCGCGACTTCCTGCGCATCGGCGACAGCGTCGGCAACAAAGCCGACAGCGTCGGCGAGAGTGTCACCGGGGGCGGGGGAATCATTGGATATATCAGATGCAAATAATGGCTGGGCGGTGCCGGCTTGTGTCCGCGTCCGCAGCGGTTCGATCTGGCCGGCGGCGGCGTCCAGTACCAGCACGACCTCGCCGACACTCAAGTCAAAAGCACCCACGCGCCCCGGCGCGGTTACCTTCAGCCACTTGCCGTTTTGGGCGCCTTCGGGGAGGTGATAGACAATGCTTTCCCAGGGCGTCGCATCCGTTTCGATATCCCCGATCTGAGTGTCGTCAACAACGGCGGTGATGCTGTAGGGGGCGGGATCGTCCAAGGCCATGGACAAGAAACCCATCAAGCAGCCTGCAATGTCAAACGGCGCAGGGGCAGCCGCTGCAATGAAATCCACTGCGCCATTGTTTGCGATAACCCGGACTTCCCCGGAATCAATGTCTACCTCCAAGACGATGATCGGGTGAGTCAGGGAGATATACGACCAGGGTTCATTAGGATCAGGCAGGAAGATCAGCCGATCAGTGTCAGCCGTAAAGGCTGTAATACCTACACCTACCGTGCTGGCAAAATCGTTCGAGAAAATCCCGGCTTGAAACATGATCTCATCATCAGATTCAAAAATATCCTGAATGTTATATGCCACCCAGTATTTGCCAGTGCTCGGAACAACGCCGACAGCCGCCGCCATTATGCCCGGCCCATCCAGTGTTACGGTCAGGCCCTCAATGGTTTGCAAGAGGGGGAGCTGGATCTCGGGTGGTAGATCGATACCCTGCAATGCCGTCAGCGGCTCAACAGTGGGGGATATCCCATTCCAGCGGCGCGGCATGGTTTTCGATCAGGGTCTGCACCTGTTCGGGCGTCACCCCGGTGCCGCCGCCACCCGCCTTCCACTCGGCGTCGCTGGCATCCCAGAGGTAGGTGACCGGATCTGCACCGATGCCGGCATCGACGGTTGCATACCAGCCGGGGGCGCCGACAGGGTGCGCTGCTTGCAGCGCCTCCAGGGTGTAGTGGAGGCCCTTCCAATACTGGATGTAGGCTGTGGCGTCGAGCTTTCTGGCGTCCAGTTCTGCAAGAGCATCGGCCAGCGCGAAGTTCTGATATACCCATTCCTGCGTGGCATCGCCGCCGATAATGGCAATTACAGAGGGCACACCGATCTCTGTTTCCATGTTTACGATGATGTTCAGCCGCAAAACACCAGCGCCGACCGGTTTGTCGATCAGCAGGCCACCGCTGAAGGCCACCATGGTGCCATCGGCCAGATCCAGCCTGGCCTCGCGGATCATGAAGCCACCTGCGTTTGCGGGCACCAGTAGGGAGGCATGAACAAGCTGGCCCCCATGGATCGGCATCAGACTGGTGATGGGAGCGCGGAACACTTCATTGCGCAGTTCGGTTTCAGCCGGGTCGGGATGCACCTCATCACCGGCGCCGTCGCCCAGAGCGATCTCGGAAAACTCCAATTCCTGCTGGTTCAGGATGGCTTCCCGAATCTTGTTCCTGCCGAGTTCTGTCGTGATGGTTTTCATTGTTACTCCTGCTCAAAAAAGTGGGCGCCGGCAAGGATGGCGTCTTGCAGGGAATCATTAAGGCGCTCGACGCGCAGGCACGCGGATTCCCGCTCCATCGCATCACCTGCTTCCGGAGCGTGGTCAAGCGTTGTCACGAATGTGTCACTGCCGCTGTAAGCCGTGCGCGGCGCAGCCGGCAGAATGTAGCGTGTGGCGTTGGCCGACTGACTGAATGCACTGGCGGCCAGATTGATGAAGTAACGACCTATGCCAATACGCACGACGGTTTCCACGTTGCGAGAGCCTTTCTTGAAGCAGAGAGGGATGTAGCAAAGCCCGCTACGCGCAGACCCGGATGACGTGACAGGGACAGTCAGCGTTGTGGTAGCTGCACCGGTGTATTCGGCAATTGTTACGGTTGCTGTGCTGATTTTGACATTCAGAGGCGAAGGCACGTTGCCGTTCCAGCGCTGAATATGGATACGGTGCCCGGCAATAAAGCTGCCGACTGCCGCGCCCCCGTAGCCGGGCTGGGGAGGCCCAAAGATGCCAGCGGTGGCGGGTCTGACCCCCAGTGCATCATCGTCTGGGGCGGCAGGTGTCATTGAAGCGAGGCCACCGAAGCCGCTGACCACGCGGGTCATTGTCATCACGTTGCTGCCGGCTGGGATGCTGCAGTTGAAATACAGCCGCGCACCTTCTCCCACAATCTGGCGGCCGGCAAACAGGGCGATGGCTTTCGGCAGAAACGGGGTCAGACCCAGATTCACCAGTGCAGCCGGTTTGTTGGGGATGTCAGACAGATTGTTCAGCCGCTGCAGGAAGAACGTGTCGGCGCGGAAACTGCGCTCCTGCCAGACACCGCCGCTGCTCTCTGTGATGATGCGGACAAACTCCCGGCCACTTGTGGCGCTTGTCCACACCTGGCGCACACGTTCGCTGCCCGTACCCCACGGAGTCACATCCAGATATCCGGCTTCATTCAGCGGGGCGTTCGTGGGCCGGGGGGTGCTGTGGTAATACCAGCCGTGGTTTTTGAAGTTGTTGAGGTTCGCGGTGTCAGCAATCACCACCGGGGCCAGCAGGCCGTTTTCACCTTTGCCGACGGCGTTGATTGCCGCCCGTGCTTCCGGGGCCGTCGCCGCCTTGAACAGTGCCAGCCCGGCTTCGCCCGCGACGCCGCTGTCGAGATCCTCGCGCCAGACCGCGCCCTCGTTCACGTTGTTCGGCAGCAAGCGCCAGAACCGCCGGATAGTGGCGGCACCACCGAGGG